GAACTTCGGGTCTAATTTCTCTGACATGCATTAATTCCTTTTGCAAATTTAAATGAGAACAATTCCGTTGCCCTGAGTAGGCGCATGCAATTTAGTATTGATTTTAACGCTTGAGATGCTAAGATGGCGGGGTTCAGTACGCCTTTGTATGGGGTAGTTTCTCAAGCTACCCCTGCTTCACAAGTCATAAGATTAAACCTTATTTTTTCCTCTCTGTAAATCCTTGATTGTTAATGACTAACCAATAGCCATAATCAATTACGTCGTCTAAGAAGTATGCACCCAACACTAGATCAGTCACCCTTTGCTCCTCTACCAAAGCAAGCACCCAATGCACTGAAGCAACTGGTCATGCAATCATCTTCTTTTTCCACGGACACATTCACGTTCACATTCTGAGTTACCCCAGCGTTTGCGTTCTTGACGTTGTGGAACAATCTGTTCCTGTGACTCGTAGCTGTGCTCTTGTAGCTGTGATCATGAGGATCAGCCTTGGTCTTGTGCCTCTTATGTTTTTTGTGTGGCATAGTGCACCCCCTAGTCTCTATCTCTATTGTGCTTGTGATCTTGTGTGGCATCCTAATCCCTCATACATATCATCCAAACGAAAACTACAGCGGCACAAACGAGTGAAACAGAACCAATTACTTTGAAAGTGAGCATGAGAACCCCCTTCGTAGACATGGTTAAAGGATCAATCATAACTTAGATGGGTCCTCAACGGGGCAAACGTTCACTTCATATACACTCTCGTGACTGGTGACAGGATGCTCAACTAGATAATAGCTAAGCGATAGCATCAAGACTGAGGTGCTCAACATCAATAAGATTCCTGCTAACAAAAGTGCTGCTTCAAGACAATTCTCTTTGTACATATATTATCCTTATGCTACGACGGTGACATCCTTGGCCTGCAAACCTTTCTGGCCCTTCTCTACTTCAAACTCAACCGTGTCACCTTCATTGAGAGTTTTATATCCTGCTGAGTTGATCGCTTGGTAGTGAACAAATATATCTGCACCACCTTCAGCAGAGATGAAACCATACCCGCGCTCGTTGCTGAACCATTTCACTTTACCTTTTTGCATCTCGTTCATTGTGACCTTCCTTGTCATTTTGATTAATTACTTAACATCTTCGCCTACTGTATGATAGATTCATTATGATCTTCAAGTTTAGTCCAGACGAAGCGAAGCCCGTATGCTAACGGGCTTTTCTTATTTAACATCAGCCCTACTTCTCCTCGCTACTTCATACTTATTCTTTGTTTCCTTGTCTGCCTTGAACTTACCTTTAGTCTTATCTTGAATCCTTAGCTGAGCATGGAGTGGAATGATTCCAGATCTCAGCCAGTTCTGATAAGCATTGGGGCTGAAGTCTAGCTCTCGCATGGCTCTAGTCCAGGTCATATAGTGCCTCTTTAAATCTTCTACCTTCATGATCGATCCTCTTTATTCTCATTGACATATTATCAATAAATTTATACAATGGCAATGGACTAAACTAAATGAGATCAATATGAAAAACATATATGAGAATGGCGTTCACCATATAACGAACGATGACTACCACGGATCAGAAGGATTATCACGCTCAGCTCTGTGGAAGTTCCACAAGATCCCAGCTCTGTACCAGCATGAGAAGCTGAACCCCCTCTACATCAAGCCAGAACAAACCCCAGCTATGGTGTTCGGCAACCTGCTGCATTGCCTGGTGCTTGAGCCTGAAGACTTTGAATCTACCTATGCTGTGGCTCCCAAAGTAGACAAGAGAACCAAGGATGGCAAAGCTACCTGGGCTTTGTTTCAGCAACAATCTGAAGGGAAAATTTTAATCTCTCATGATCAGAATGTACAAGCTGATAAGATGGCTGACCGCCTAGCTATCAACGATACCTTTCGTGCTCTGCTTACTGGTGCAAAGGTAGAACAATCAATCTACTTCACCCATGAAAGAACTGGCCTGCAATGCAAGGTGCGTCCTGATATATGGAACAATGGGATCGTTGGTGATCTTAAAACAACAGAGAGCGCAAGCCCTCGTGAGTTCCAGGCCAGTGCATTCAAGTATGGATATTACCTACAAGCTGCCATGATCCATGACGCTCTTAGGTCACTAGATATTAAGATGGACAAGTTTGTATTCGCTGCCATAGAAAAGAAAGAGCCTTTCCTTGATGCCCTCTATGTATTAGATCAAGATGCCCTGGACTACGGGATCACTCTATTCAATAAGCTGATGGATGAGTTCGCAGTCTGTCTAACTAAAAACGTTTGGCCTGGGTATGGTATTCAATCTCTCTCAACACCAGCCTACGCAAAACTCGAGGATTAAATAAATGAGTAACGACTTAATAAATTCAACCAATGGCTCCGGCTCTTTACTCAATCCTGAGAACTTTGAGCACGCCTACAGAATAGCCAGCATGATGGCCAAGTCTGACATGGTTCCTAAAGCTTACATAGGCAAGCCACAAAATGTATTGCTCGCTATGGAGTACGGTGTATCGCTTGGCCTTTCACATCTTGCTGCTGTGCAGAACATCGCTGTCATCAATGGCAAGCCTACCATCTACGGTGACGGCTTGATTGCTATCTGCTCTGGGCATCCAGACTTTGAGGATATATTTGAGGAACCTATACTGGGGGCAGAGAATAAGGTTGTCGGTTACACTTGCACCATCAAACGCAAGGGCCGTACTGATACGGTACGCACGTTCACGATTGATGATGCAAAGCTAGCTGGTCTATGGGGTAAGATTGGCCCGTGGAAAGCCTACCCTAACCGTATGCTACAGATGCGCGCCAGGTCTTTTGCTCTACGTGATGCCTTTGCAGATGCGCTAGGTGGTATCAAAGTAGCTGAGGAAGTGCAGGACTACCAGGTAATCAAAGACAATACGCCTAAGAAAGAAAAGAATCAGGCAGCTAAAGATGAGCTGCTAAGCTTAATCAATAAAGAGACAGGAGAAGTAAAAGATGAGCGAGAAGAAACAATCCCAGGCACAGAAGAAACAGTGTGACCATGTTTACATTGCAACTAAGTACACCTCTGCTGGTGGAAAGATAGTCGCTTGTGAAGTTAGATGTTCCAAGTGTCTGCATCTAGTGAACCTGGAAAAACTTCAGTGGGTAGAAGAAAGTGAGTAACCTGGCAGCAAGGTTGGACAAGATTCATGTGGGTTCTATCTCGCATGTGTCTTGTCGCTTCCAGGTGTACAAGGATGACAAGATGGTTATCCAAAAAACTCATGGAACTAACAAGAACAAAGTTGTCGCAATAATCATAAGGCTGTGAATGCTGATTGACTTAGAAGCAGAGCGTGAAATTTATGTCGTGTTCCAGAATACTGCTGATTACTTTTGCAGTCGCTGGTTCAAGGATGGGTTCAAGCATGTATTTTGTATAGAAAGGATGGCCCTGGGCTGGCTTTGTTTCGATCCCAGCAGGTCTGATATGGTAGCAACCATACTGCCCGCCTCTTATCCTGCTGACATCATCCCAACATTCAGACAGAACAATCCCAGAGATACTATAATCAAGCTGATGGTTAAGCCTAACCATAAGCAAAGCTACCCCAGACCTGGGATCATTAGTTGTGTTAGTTCTGTTCAGTACTTCCTTGGGGTATACTGGCCATTAGTTTTGACACCATTCCAGCTCTTTAGTAGGCTGTCAACAATCAATCAAGATCACATAAGGATCGCAGAGCTATGGGTGACGATGAAGCAAGAGATGCAGCGCGGGATGCGGCCAGACAATCAGAAAGAACAGCACAAATGTTAGCTGAAAGAGCTGCGCAGCAGAAAGCTAAAGAAGCTAAAGATGCTGAACGTGCTCAAAGAATTATGATGAGATCCTTACGTGGTGCTGGCGGTGGGTTCTTTGCAGCAGCAGGAAACAATCCAGTACTAGGTGATTCAAGCGGGGTGCTAGGCTAATGGATGCTAACAAACTGCTTAACCGACAAGGTATGGGCAAAGTTTTTAAAGAGATTGATAAAAAAAACAAGCCTAAGCTAGATATATCCAGGCTCTGTTCAAGACGAACCAAAGCAAAAGGTGATCTTGATAAGTGGCGTTCTCTCTTAGAGACTGCCTATCACTACGCTATGCCTGACTACAATCCCTTTGAGAACTATGGCAAGGGTGGGCTTCAAACCCCAGGGCAGCAATACAATGAAGACATCTATGACTCAACGCTACCGATAGCTCACAAGAAGCTGGCTGACAAGATGCTGATGGGCATGGTTCCTCAAGGTACACAGTGGATGCAGTTCAAGCCAGGTGATGCTTTCGGTGAGCCAGGCACTCCAATGTATGAGAAAGCTTTAGTTGAAACACAGAAGATGACTGATCAGTTCTTTAAGATCATTGACCGTTCAAACTTCTACCTTTCTGTGAGCGAAAGCCTGAATGATGTTCTGGTCTCAACAGGCGTGATTGCTATCAATGAAGGCACAAAGAAAGAACCTATCAAGTTTGAATCAGCTCCTGCTAGTCATGTGATGCTTGAAGGGAATGCTTCAGGGGGTGTTGAAGCTCTCTTTCGTGATTGGTATGACGTAGCTTTCGATAATATTAAAACCCTGTGGCCTGCTGCTAATGTTGCTGCACTAGGAAGCAAAGAGCCTAATGATAAAGTCACCATATATGAGTGTGCTTACATAGATCATGATGCTGATGACAAAGAAAGATACAAGTATGTTGTGATGTCTGATCAAAAAGATGTGATCCTTGAGCAGTCAACATCATCCTGGCCCTGGGTTGTTTACCGTATGCGTAAACTAACTGGAGAAGTCAGGGGCCGTGGCCCTTCGATGGAAGCATGGCCTACCTCTGCCACCATCAACAAGGCTATTGAAGATGAGCTGATCAGTGCTGCGTTCACAGCTAACCCAATGTTTATGTCAGCCAGTGACTCAGCCTATAACCCAGATACCTTTGAACCTCACCCAGGCATGGTGATCCCTGTGCAGATGGTCATGGGTGCATGGCCTCTCAAGCCTCTTATAACTGGTGGGAATATTCAGTTCAACGCCTTGCTAGTCAATGACTTCAGGCAGCAGATCAATGACATGCTCTATGCTTTCCCTCTTGGTCAAGTCAATGGCCCACGCCAGACTGCCACTGAGTCTCATATTAGATACACTGAGAATCTTGAAAGCTTTAGTGCAATGGTTCCTAGACTTCAGAATGAGTTCTTTAGACCAATCATCAAGCGTTCTATGTGGGTAATGAATAAAGTAATCCCTGAGATGTTTGCTGACATTGACCCTGAGATCAGAGACAAGATCATCTCAGTTGATGGTGAGATCCTGAACCTAGAGTTCGAGACCCCACTGATGACAGCTAAAGGCAAGATCAAAACTGATAACCTGATGAACTTCTATCAATCTCTAGCTGCTGTACTTGGCCCAGAGGTTGCATCTGCTGCCTTGAATCCACCTGCTGTCGTTACTTCTCTAGCTGAGAACTCAAACGTCACGCTGTCAAATGTAAAAACGAAAGAAGAATTGGAGCAGCTCACACAAGCTGCTGGAAACGTAGCTACTCAGGTAGCTGAACAACAAGGAATAGATCCAAATGAACAACAAGCTTAATCGTAAACCTGCTCCTAAACAGATTGAATACATGGACTCATGGGATCAAAAGTTTAATGAGCTTTGTTATGAAGTGTTCCAGAGGAATTTGTTAGGCAAACAATTGCTTGACCACCTAGAGCTGAAACACTTCAGAAGCCCTGTCGCTCACCCGAGCATGGAGCCTTCCTGGGCTTTCTTTAATGAAGGGCAGAATGAACTCATTCGCTCTTTCACCTTAGCTATACACAAACACTTGAAACAACCGAAACCTAATCAACAGTAAGGGTAATGAATGTCTGAAGAAAATAGTGTTGTAGAAGCTGCTGTCGAACCAGCAGTTGCACCAATTGCACCAATAGAATCTGCTCCAGTAGATGAGGCAGCACCTGCTGTTGAAGCTGCACCAGTAGAGGAAGCTCCTGCTGAGGAAGCTGAATCTCCTGAGTGGTTTATGAAAGATAAATATGCAACCGTTGAAGATCAAGCCAAAGCTTATTCAGAATTGAACAGTAAGGTTGGCAAGAACTGGGGCGCTCCTAAAGAGGACTACAGCATTGAAGGTCTTGAAGGTGTAGACAAAGATGATCCATTAATCTCTAACCTAGCTCCTCACTTAAAAGATCTCGGCCTGTCTCAAGATGGTTTCAATGGTCTTGTTAAAGGTTTCCAGGAAGCACAAGGCAAGATGGTAGAAAAGTTTGAGAACGAATTGAAAGAAGTTCTGACAGGTAAAGATGCTGCTACCTACAATGCAGTCAACTCCTGGATGAAAGACGCTCTCAAGCCAGAAGAAATGGAACAAGTAAAAAACAACTGGCTCATGACTCCTGCTGACTTCCACCTTTTCAACTCACTGAGGCTGATGGCTGCACCTAGTAGCAACGTTCCTAACGCTCTTGATGGTAACAACTCTCGCTTTGAATCTTCTAAATCTGTAGAGAATGATAAGATTAAGTACAGGAAAGAACTGAAAGCTAAGACTAGAGTTGTTGATAAGAACCATGAGGACGAGCTAGCATCACGATATAGAGATGCATTGACTCGTGAACAACGAGCAAGAGGTTGATTAGAATACAACCAGAGTTTATAATGTCGTTAATTATATCGGCCTGAGTCAAGCTGGATACCCCGCCCACACTGGGCGGGCCTGGTCTCTGACATGGATACCTGATGATAATAAAAACCATTTTATTTATTATTAGGAGTTATCCCTATGTCGTTAAATCTAAGTGCAATTGAGATCCAACAGTTTTTGAGCGATGCTCATGCTGACTTTCAATCCGAAGGTTTCCTATTAGAAAATGCTGTTCGTACCAAGACTGGCACGAAGGGTACAAGCGTTCACTTCCCAGTTTTCGGTGAAGGAATGGCTAACCAAAAAGCACCTCAAGATGATGTTACCCCTATGAACGTTTCCAACCGTGATGTTGTTGTTACGATTGAAGACTGGTATGCATCTGAATATGCTGATCGTTCTTTCCAAAACAAACTTGCTGTGAATGCAGTTCAAGAATACTCAAAGCTTTGTTCTTACGCTGTCGCTCGTAGAGCTGACCAGTTGATCATTGATCCTATCGAAGCTCTTGCTTACAGTGCTACACCTTCAGATGTTCAAGGTGCTTCTGTAGCTGCTGGCGGTACAGGTTTCACCTACGACAAGTTACGTGCTGGTCATAAGTTCTTGCGTCAACGATCAGCTAACATGGGCAAGCGTACGCTTATCTTGAATGCTGATGCTGAGGAAGATTTGCTAGCAGAACAAGAGTTAATCAACTCTGACTTTGTTAATCGCAAAGCTCTTGAGTCAGATGGCTTAAACGGAATGACATTGTTAGGCATTAACTTTATCGTTATTCCTGACATGAAAGAAGGCGGCTTGACTGCTGGTAAAGCTTTCATGGTTAATGAAATGGCTGTTGGCTATGCTTCCAGTGAAAGACTAGGCGGTGACATTTCATGGGAAAACGTTAAGACTTCTTACTTGATCAATATGTGGCTTGAAGCTGGTGCTGCTGTGATTGATGCTAAAGGTCTTGTTGAAATAAACTTTGTCTAAACCTAACTTACTGGAGAATTAAATCATGGCTTTTGATATTCAATACTTAGGCAGAGTTAATACCTCAGCCAACCCACAAGCTCTAAACATGTACAGCTACAATGCAAGCTCTTCAGGTAGCAACGAAACATTGGCTACAGTTGTAGCTAGTGCTTACTTTAACAACTACCAGCAAAATCTGGTTAGTGGTTCTGAAGCTGGCCCATTGGCAGTTGGTGATGTCATCGTATGTCACGGCAATGATGATGTTGGTTTTTACAGAGTAAGCTCTATTACAACCAATGTTGCTCTTGTTGACATGCTCACAGGTGGAACAGCTCCTAGCCATTATGTCGCCTTTGCTGGTGAAGCAACGACTGCTGGTGGTGATGCTAATGAATCAATCACTGTTACTGGTGCTTTGGCTACTGACTTAGTTTTGTTGCAGTTACACACTGTAGGTGCTACGCCTCGCACAATCTTATCTGGTCTCGCTGCAACTGATGCTGTTAATTCAGTATGGTCGGCTGATCCAAGTACAGATCATGTGTATGCCTATCAAGTTCTTAGAGCGTCTTAATCAATTGTGGGGGGATAACACCCCCCACTTTTTGAGGTGAGTTAATGAGCGAAACTATTTCTGCACCTACCACAAAGATCGAAGTCATCAGTCAAGCTGCCATGTTATGTGGGAAGCAATCCTTTAGCTCTCTAGCTTCTGGTGGGGCGTTTGCAAAAGATGGTGATGTTATTTTTAATAGCTTGGTTTCTGCTGAGCTAGGTTCAAACCGTTGGCGCTTTGCTCAAGAATTTCAAGCAATGGGTACACTTACAACGCTGACACCTTCCTTTGATGGTTGGCTCTACTACTGGAACATACCCAGTGAAGCTGTCATGTTTTTCAGAGTCTATCCAAAAACAAAATTCTTGGTGTTTGGTAATAAGGTTTTAACTAAGACCAACCAACCACTCACTGCTATTTATGCTAAGACCGTTCCTGTTTCGGAATGGCCCCCAGCTTTTAGTTGGTACGTTACTCATGCAATAGCTTCTGTGCTTGGCATATCAGTAACAAATTCAGACAAGATTCTAGCTCGTATTGAAAAGGGTATGCTGCTTTGGGAATCAAGAGCCTTGTTCTCTGATGGTCAAAGCTCAGCAGGTAGACCTATAGCTTCTAATCCTTATGTTGATATTAGGTCACAGTTTAGAAACAGGGGCCGCTAAGCATGGGTATGAAAAGTATTCACAACTCATTCACTAAGGGGCAACTTGCACCTTCCCTGAATGCTCGTGTCGATAGTGATATATATACCAAGGGTGCAAGAGAACAAACGAACATGTTTTCCCTTTGGACTGGTGCAACACGGATAGCTCCAGGTCAAAACTATGTTGATGTTATCGTTGATAGAGAAAATTCTGATGCACCTATCACTGATAACAGTTATGTCAAAGGGTTTGATTTTGAATATGACTCTAGTGAAGATGTTATCTACACCATCATTGTCAGGCAATCCACAACCAGCTCAGCTATCGATATTTATTATGCTGGTTCATTGCAAGCTACAGTCACATCGCCTACCTATTTAGTAGCTGACATCTCTAGCATCAACTTTATTCCAGGTCATGATAGAGTTTTATTCGTACATGAAAACTATGAGCCTATGCAATTGGTTCGGGGTACTTCCCATACTGCTTGGACTTTCTCAGCGTATGCTTTTAATGTCATGCCCTCTTTCGATTATAGTACGATTGGCAAAGCTGATAGCTATCGAGCAATGACATTTACATTAGGCTCTGCTGCTGTTGGTACTGGTATTGCCCTGACTTCTAGTGCGGCCATATTAAATGGTGGTCATGTTGGCGGCTGGCTTATTGGGTTGGGCGGCGTAGCAAAAATAACTGCGGTGGCAACTACTACAACTGCAACTGTTGATATTCTATATGCCTTTAGTGCTACCGCTGTGCCTGGTGCAAACTCATCATTGCGTGAAGTTATGTGGGGTAATCACAGTGCAACAGCAACTGTGCCACCAACTGTACTAGGACAAGATCGTGGCTACCCAGCACGAGGTGTATTCTTTCTAAACAGATTGATCATAGGGCGCACCAAAGAACTCAAGAATGTATCAGCGTTCTCTACGGCCTCAGTCTATGATGACTTTGATGAGTTCGGTGATCCAGTTGATGCTTCAACATCGTTCAGCATTGCCTTGAATGGTAAAGGTGAGCAATCAATTCAGAGTATTGTCGCTGATGACTCATTGATCTTTCTAACTTCCAACAAGATATTTGCTAGTAGTCCTTTGGTTGAAACACCATTGACTGCACTCAATGCATACTTTCCACCTCAAACAAAAGCCCCTAGCTCAGAGATAGATGCAGTCTCACTTGATAATCAGATCCTCTTTGTCAGTCACGACCTGAGCACAGTCAATAGGGCTATCTACAGTACTCAAGTTGCTAAGTATGTGGGTACTCCAGCGTCAATTTTATCCAGTAACTTATTAAAAAACCTGACATCCAATGCCACCTTTGAGCCTGAAGATATAGAGTCAAAGCTATACCTGGCTACGAAAGCTAATGGTGACATGCTCATGTACTCTACTTTGATAGAGCAAGACATCTCAGCCTGGAGCAGGAGAACGACAAGAGGTGATTACGTTCAGGTGATAGGTGAAGGTTTACAGGCTTGTGTTCTAGTCAACAGACAGATCAACCTGGGCATCACAACCTTTGAGACTTCCCTGGACTATGCTTATCTCAGCAACTCTGACTTTACATCTTGCTATGATGTTCAAGCTATCCTTGCTGGCACCACAACGACCGTCACTGTCTTAACAAATGATGATGACTATATAGTGTTAGGTGATGACATTCCTTTCACTGCTATTGATATAACAATGGGTACTGGTGCTAATGTAGATTGTGGTCTTACCTTTGAGTACCTAGAT